GGGTGACCATGGATAACATCGCTTTCAGCGCATTTGCAACGCCACCAAACGAGTCCCGCAACTGTCCGCCCTGCTGTATGGCTACCATGTAGACGGGCATGCCCGAAGCCAGTGACGTCACGATATCCGTCATTTGCATCGGCAGGTATCGCATTGCGTTACGATATTGCCCCGCACTGATAGCCCCCGATTTCCACGCTTCCTCCTGCTCCTTCAACCGGGCGATCATAGGCGCGGCGCGTTCTGACACACCTAGTTGAGCAGCCTTCAGTTCAAGCAACTCTGCGCGGGTTTTACCGATTGCAGAAACCTGCTCTTCCAGGGAGTCTATAAACGTTTTACTCGCTGCAGCTGCACGTTGCGCCGCCTGAGCCTGTTCAATCCGGACCCGCCCTTCAGCTGTCTCAGCTTCCATGACCTGTGCCAGTTTTGTTCGTGTCGTTTCAAGCACGCTGTTATAGCGTGTGAAATCTTCGTCACCCACCAGACCTTTACTGCGGAATTTAGCCAGGCTCTCCTGAATTGTGTCCAGCTCATCCAGTGCCTTGTTGACCGGGCTGATTTTATTCAGCAGGTTCTGAAGTTCCTGGCGCTGCTGCTTAAGGCTTTCGCTGTTTTTTTTCTGGTTATCAATCCCGGTACGGAACGTACTGTTCAGGTCATCCGCTTTACCGGCCGCCGCGGTCGCAGTTTCCTGAAAGCGATCCAGTTCACGCTTACCGCGCTCCAGTTCGCTCGTGTTCACACGCAGCGAAATCGTTGCGATGTCGTTGCTCATTCCGCCCTCTCTTTATGCATAACTTTTAGTGCGGCGCTCTCCATGATTCGGATGTCCGAAAGCGCGGTTGCCTCGTCGTCGACGTGGTGCAGGCGCATCACCCAGGGCAGCACATTGTAATCAAGCCCTGATGCGCCTCCCATGCCCGTGCGCCACTGCGTGCTGACAGCCTGAAACACCAGGAATGAAGGCCATACATCTGGCCAGACGTCGATGTATTGATCGTCGTAGTCATCCGGCGTAAGCCCGTATGGCGCCAGGTCTGCCGCTGTGGGTTCAGGCGTATAGAACGCAGAGGCAACCGCTATCAGTTTTTTTCGCGCTGCCCCATCAGTTCGCGATAGTAGGTTTCAGGGATAGCCTTCATTGCAGCCGGGTAGTTTTCCAGCAGCAACGACAGATTTTCCGCGTTGAATGTATCGGGGAGCGCCCAGCCAGAAATAATTTCCATTAGAAAATCAGTGGCAGTTTTGCCTTCCAGTTTTTCCAGATCAGCCAGCTCTTTAAGTGGCTTATGATTGAAAGTGAAGGTCAGTAAACCATCCTCATCGCCAGCGCGCGGGATCGAGACGTTGGCCTTGAAAGTTGGTTTGGGCTGAAGGGTGAATTTAGTCGCCATCGTTGCCTCTTATTAAAAAAAAGCCTCCATGGTGGAGGCCTAGATTTTCGTTATGCCTGGCTTATGCCGCAGCGCCTGTGATTTTGTAGAACGTCATCGCTGGCGATTGCAGGTTCAGCACGACGCTTACCGTTTCGACTTCGTTCACCGCAGTAGTCGGCGTGTCGTCAAATGATGCCGTGGCCGCCCAGTAACGGTTCTCCTTCGCCTTCGGCACGTACATGTAAGCCGCCACGGTCTCCTCGTCTTCGTCCAACCGGCGCAGCAATGGATATACCGGGAGCGTGGAGTCATGCGCGATCGAGTAGGTCTGCGAGACTGCGGATTTATAGGTGTTCAGGTTGCGCTGGCGATCATCGCTGAGGAACTGAATCTGCGTGGTGTTCTGATCACCACCAGCTTTTGATACTTCTGTGATTTGTGGCAGTTCGGTCCATTCTTCAATTTTGCGAATAGAGCCGGAACCGCCGCCCGCCGCGTATTTGTTTTTGTTGGTGGTATTGATGTTGCGAAGAGTGACAGCATTCTCCGCAATCGCGTCGATTTTCGCGATAACGTTATCAATACCCGACCAGTTGCAGTTCACGTGAACGATATCGCCAACCGCAATATCGTCCGCGGCACTGACGGTGATCACCGCGTGCTCAGCATTGGTCGCGCCGGTGAAAGTAATAGCCGGGCCGTAGCCCGACGCCAGATAAACATGAGCGCCGTTAGGCAATGCAAAGCCCATAATGGTTTCTCCTTCAGAAACAAGATAATCGGCGTTAAGCCGGTCAGGTTTGGGATATCAGAGAGGGAATCAGCTGGTAATGTCTGCCCGATAATTCAGGCTGACAGGTACGGTGTAGGACACAGGTGTAGGGACGCCGCGGAATATGCCAGGCGCGCTGCTAATCCAGCAGGTAAAGTTTTTGCCTGCAATTTCCTGCCCCTCGGGGAACAATTCCGCTACTCTGCCCGCCAGAGCAACGACGGAGGTACGGCCGGAGCCGGCTGGCGCCACGACATTAATCTGGTACACGCCAGAATAAGTCCGGCAGCGCAAGCCGAGATCGATTGTTCGCGGCGTAACGGGCATATCGTGAACAGCCAGGTACATCTCGTTAGCAGGAGGTGTAAACGGCACGTTCTCCCATGCAACCGAAATGCCCTCGACATCAGCCCAGGTACCCAGTCTGGCGGCCAGTGCAGATGCAATATCAGGAATCACTTAGACACCTCCCTGACAGCTTCCTCAAAGAAGCGTTGAAACTCAGCTGCAGTTATGCGGACCATACCGCCCGGAGCCTGTGTGGAATGCCCCATTTCAAGCGGGTAGGCATAGGGCACGTTGTTGCAGAAATAAATGGCCTTCATCCCGACTTTGAAGAGAGACAGCGTGTAGTTCCCGGCCGCTTTTGTCAGATCACCTGTCTTATCTACCCGGCCTGTCTCGTCAGTCGTTGGCGCATCAAAGGACACCTGCCAGTTACCGCGAAAGCGTCCGCCCGTATACCCCGGCGGTGCTTTGATATCCATCCCATCCACCACCCGGGCTTTTTTCTTCAGTCGCCCGGTTTTGGTCAGGTTATCGGGATTGGCCCGCTGCGCCCCGTTGTGCTCGTAAACAGCGCGATTATAGGAAACGGCTGTCTGGTTAACTTCCCACAACTCCGGGTTGCCCACTGGGGACATCACCACCAGCTGGTTAAGAATTTTGATTCCGACGGCGCGCACCACTGCTTCCTGATTCGTTTTCGCCTTGTTAACGAAAGCCGTGATTTCAGCCAGGAAAGCCGCGTTCTCGCCCATGCTAAGCCCTCAGTTGCGCTTTGTAGCAGAGCACCAGCACGGCAGGTTTTACCGGATTCGGTTTGACAACACGGTACGCTGCGCCATCAATATCAACCACATCGCCGATTTTAATTTCCTGCTCTGATGTAAAAACAATCTGCACGTCGCCGTTAAAGATGACCGTTCCATCAATTTCGCCTGGCGCGTATTCGGTCTTCACGCCCACAGCAGTAAAACGGACCGCTTCAGTTTTATGCTCAACGCCGCCGATAACCGTTACCGAACCCTTGCGGGTGACGTTGTACGTCGCGCCGTTCTGCCTGAGCATGCGGGTCGTTCTGGCCTGCATACGTTGGTAATCAATCGCCATATCAGGCCCTCTCAGCAAATGCATTGATGGCGTAACCACGACCACCAGCGAGGTCGCCCAGCAGCGCCATAACGGCAGGATAGGACGGCGTGAAGACTTCACCATCTGCGACCGCATAGGTCATGGTGACAGCTCCTTCCACACGTTCAGTTTTCACAGCGGCTTCGCGCACGCTGGAGAGTAAATCGCCGTCGATTGCCTCTACCGCTAGCATGCACTGCGCGGTTATAACCTGCCGTGGAACTTCATCCGGCGGGAAATCATGTTCATCCAGAACAACATTCACGCGTGGCCAGGCCAGAGCCTGTCTCGGGTCAGCTTTGGAGCCAACCCAGTCCAGCCCCTCCAGATAATCCATTGCCTTAATCAACAAAGGTGTGAGTTTGTCAGGCAGTTCAATGCCGCGTATTTCCGCAAATGAGGAAAGATCCTCTTCACTGGCGTAGCTGTTGGCATCAGGAGAGGTGATATCGGTATTGATCATCGAATTATCCTGTTTATGGGGCTTTCGCCCCATTCGTTATTCTCCGGCAGGCGCAGTGAAGGTGATCTCATCTGTGGTTTTCGCTACTCCTTCAACCGTGCCGGTAACCGTGAAGGTGCCAGCAACGTCTGATGTGAGTTTCACCGTTGCACCACCAGCAGAGCCTGTTTGAGAACTGGCCGTGCTGAGCGTGCCACCTGTGGACGTCCATGCGACGGTTTTACCGGATACACCGGAGCCATTCAGCGTGTACTTCAGAGAAACAGTTACCGCGTCTGTGCTGTCAGCAGTTGCGGAGGTTTTATCCGCTGACAGCGTTACTCCCCCACAGCTGATTCCAGTTTAATCAGCACGCCTGCCGTAGATTTGTTGCTGGTGAAGTGTTTCTTCCAGTTGCCCGCAGTGCCGATGGCGGTCAGGTCAGGGTTATCACCTTTGGCGGTATCCCAGCTGTAGCCCAGCAGATCAACGTTCACCACGCCTTCAGCACGATAGCCAACCGCAAGGTTTTCCTGATCGTTGATATCGTAGGAACGGAAGCCCGGCGCCTGAGACTCGGTTACGGTAACCGCACCAGCTACCAGCCCAAGGATCGCATCAGCGTCCATGGTGTCGGTCACCAGCACAGGTTTACCCAGCGTGCCTGGCTGCCCGCCGTAAACCACCACGCCCGCTTCTTCGTAGATTTTGTTGGCAATCGCCTCATCAACAATGTCGAAGTAGGTGGCAGAGTGCATCACGAAGAGCACCACACGGTTGAACTTGTCGCCGTACTTACGCAGGCCGCGCGTCAGGGTCTTTTTACCGTCGGTCTCAATATCGGCGGTTACGACCATGTCGGGGTTAGCACCAATCGCCGCAGTCAGCGCTTTCAGGCCGTATTTCACGTAGCCTTCCAGCGTGGCATCTGCGACATCAACGCCGATCACTTCGGAGAACTCATCAACGGAGCGGCCACGGCGTTTAAAGACCTCTTCCGTTGTTTCATACGGGCCGTATTTCCACGGTGCTTTGACGGATACCGCTTCACCGGCACCGATTTTTTTACCGGTGACTTTATCGACAGAGTTCACATTGCGCGATTCAATGGAACCACCAACTTTATAGAAAGCACGCTTACGAAAATCGCCTTCGATCAGTTCGTTATCCAGCAAAATCGCACCGTTGGAGGAAGCGTTGAACACTTCCAGATTATCCTGGCGGCGCTCGAGGAAAGCGGTCTGCGCCAGGTCGTCATAAATAACCAGGTCGGTATTAACAGTGGTAGACATGGGTTAATCCCTTATTTCGGAAGTTTGAGGAAGGCCTGCTGGCCGTGTTTGCGGATGTAGTCCGCTTTATCGCTCGCGCTCATTTCGGAACGTTTCAGGCTGCCACTGCCGTTTGACTTGTGTCCGCCCGCGCCAGTGCCTTCTGCGCGCGGGAACAGGTGCGGAGCCGTCTCCTTGAGTGACTCCGCCCACTCAAGCGGGCTCAGTGGGGTTTTGCCGTCTTTGCCGAACAGAACATCGCCATTTGCATCAACTGCTACGGCCTCGCCTTCGTCGTTGAGCTGGAATGTGCCTTTGGCACGTAGGATCAGATCGTCAGATGCTTCCGGCAGCGCGCCAGCTTTGGACGCTGCTGCACGGATTGCATCCCCCAGAACTCGATCCCGGAATTTGTTGGAGAACGCTTCAGCTTTGTTCGCGCGTTCATTTGCGGCTTTAATCTGCTTATCCACATCAGCACGCATGCGCTCGGTGCGCTTATCGAGCACCTCATCAATTTTTCCGGCGGCGATAAGCTTTGCCTCTTCATCGTCAGAAAAACGCTGGAGAATGCCGCGTACAGCGTCTGGATCGATACCTTCAAAGCGGGACAGGTTTTCTTTCTGCTGTTTAATGGTGCCCAGCAGTTCGCTATTTTTCGTTTTGAGGCCAGTGACTTCGCTGGTCACGCGCTCATCAATCAGCTTCTGGATTTCAGGAGTGATTTCGATACCACCGCCACCGCCGCCATCACCGCCACCTTCAGGTGCGTAATATTTCAGAAGCATGTTTCGAATTAACATAATTTCCCCTCGGGATTTTGCCGGGCCTCGCCCATAAAAAAGCCCCGGCGGATGCCAGGGCGTGAAGTAAGAAATGGTTGTTAGTTGTCAGTGCCAGATAATTGCTTCAGACGTTCCAGGCTGATCCATTCGCCTTTGTCAGTAAACATATCAGCCAGGTCGATTTCACCCGCGCGGAACAAACGGCCACGCTCGGCACCCAGAACCTGATCCTGTCTTTGAGCTGGCTGACGTCCGAGCCATTCCAGATACGAGGTTTTCCCCGGTACCTGTCCATCCATGCTGGCACGAGTCCCCTCGTCCATCTCGTCGATATCGATGCCAAGTTCGCGCCACGACTTGAGGATCAGGGTTTCGGTAGAACGGCAGCAGAAATGTATTTTCCCGGGTCCCTGCAGGTAAGGCACCTTATGCCCGACCGGTTTGTTATCCAGGGTGTAGCGCAGCAGATCACGAATAATGCAGTCGTGGCTGGTTTTATTGTCCAGTGTGGACAGCCACTGTTTACCTTTAACGATATCGCGGTTGGCGCTGGTGAAGCTGTTGCGTGCTGTGGCAGCCAGATGATTCACAGCTGTTTTAGCGATGCTGGCGGCGTTTGCCCTGCTCATCTGCAGCGAGCCATCGCGATAGTCTTTGTTGGCGTGACCACGAACATTGCGCGCGATAGTTTCTACCCTGTCGCCGGCAAGATACCCCCTGCGGACGGCGTTCACTATCCGCGCCAGCCTGTCCGATTCCAGATTCTCCGCCCACTCACTCAGCAGCCGCCCCTGAAAGGGTTGCGCCATCGCCGCGGCATACACCATATCGGCGGTGATGCCCTGCAACGGATAGTGAGACAGGACCTGTGATGGCAGAAGGGAATCGAACAGGCTCAGCTGATAACTGGCTTCGTTCTTTGCCAGCGCCACCAGCTCACTCTCGAGCCCTGCCTGCATGGTGGCTACGGCCTGATGGTTAAGATCGCGCACGCTGCCCAGTAAACTCTCCAGACGGCTAACGGTGAAGCTCTCCGGCGGCAATCTGTCCAGCGCATCCAGTAGCCGCGCTGAAAGATCCGCGTCCGTCTCGTTAAGCAACTTCACCATTCGGTTTGCCACGCCAGTGGCGTAGCGGCTTAACCAGACGGAATGTGCGATCGACTCATCGCGCAGGCTTTCGTTGACGGTTGGCATCTCAACCTCCCGTCATCGTGGGTGCCTGATTGCGAAGTGCATCAATCACTTCGTCCGGGCTGTCCGCCGGGTCGATAAGGTCAAGCTTCTGCAGTGCGCGAATCATATCGCTATCACGCAGCGCACCGGATTGCCAGGCGTTGACGATTGCCGTCACCATGCCCGACTCAGCAACCTTAGCAATGAATTCTTGGTTGATGGTGTAACTCATCGTCTCACCATTGATGCCGAGGTATTTCGCACACCATCCCAGCGCCAGCGTATAGGCCTCAGAAACGTTCGAAACGCAGATACCGAGCACCGATGTTGAGGATGTTTGCTCACCGCTCGCCTGTGTAGCCGTCTTCGCCGTGGCGTTCTGCTCAATCAGCCGGGCGCCAAGCTGCACCATGTAATCGCGCTTGCTGTCCATGGCCTCTTTAGCCAGCATGTTGGGCTGCGCCTGGGCATAGCCAAACGAACCCTCCTTGGGAAGCAAAAGCGGTGATCGGGAACCAATTTTCACGCCTTTCTTCTCGAGGTGATCGCGCCAGCCGGTATCGAGCCCAGTCATGTACGGCTGCACCTGGCCACAGAACCACACGCTGTCCTCATAGTCAGCACTGTTACGATAATGACCGTGGTTTATCTCCACCAGCGCAGCCAGCGGTGAATCATCGATAGTGGGATCGTTATTCTGAGCACCGACAAAGGTGAACGGGATTTCGTCCCAGTAGTCCTTTCCTTTCGGCTTAGGGTGGTACTCACTGTCAACGGTGTAGGTTCCGCTTGCAGTGCCACCAGCCCGGCGCCATACCCGGCAGATGAAACGCCCTTCTTCCAGCGCCAGCTCGCGGTACTGTATTTCGTCCTTATAAGCGTAACCATCCGGTTCTTCTACGCATTCGCGCAGAACCACCAGCACCAGCTGATCGCGTCCGTTAATACGCTTTGTACGCCAGTTGATAATGTTCTCTGCCGGATAACGGAGGATAATCGCCTCATCGGATGCTTCTGCGTAGTCAACATAAAGCCCCTCTCGTGCCACCTCCAGCACGTTCTCGGTCACCAGTTGCGACTGCTGATAGATGCTGGTTCCGGCCCCGTCAGCATTGTCCAACAGGTATTTCAGCTTTTCAGGACCGTTAAACGTGGGGTCCTTGCGATACGCCATCCCAAGCATGCCGATCTTCGTATTACCGGCAATCGCATAAAACACCGCGCGGCTCAGATAGTCCTCATTACGCTTACGGTTGCGCGTGGATTTATCGGTTGGGTCGAGATAAGGCAGGTACTTATTACCCGCCGCTTTTACGGCCTCAGCCCCTTTGCAAAAGTCCCTGTATTTCCGCCAGTCAGCAGAAGCCGCCCGGTGTTCTGGTCGAACCCAGGTGATGTCGTCGTTTGCCATATCAGAAAGTGGTGTCCATGGTGATTGAGTATGCCGGCTTCACGATCGGGTAATCCTTCACGATGAAGTACCCACCAGCATCATTGGGGTGATCGTTATCCGCTGTTTTATCCGGTTCGCCATTGGCCGACCAGATTTGCTGCTCGAGACTCTCGGTGTAAACCGGGCAGTTCTGAACGTTAACCAGATAGCGGCGCTCGCCGTTGGCGTTGCAGAACATGGCGTTCATCGAGTTTATGCGGTCTTTAACCGGCGGGTTGGCATCATCAACAATGACGCTGAATCCGGCATCGTTGAGCTGAGCGATATCGGTTTTGCTGGCGTTCTGGGATTTCCGAGAGTCCCCTGATGCATCCGGATAGATGTAAATCTCCCGGCTTTTAACATAGCGACCATCCTCATATCGCCAGAACTCTTCTTGGATGCGCTTAATCATCGCCGGGGTATCGTATACCTTCACCAGTTCACGAACCGCGCGTGGCAAGCCGTTACGCTTTACGTGAACTATTGCGGCCATTTTTCCCACGTTGAAGTCCATGCCGATAAACAGCGGATCCCCATCCTGAACCTCATCAGAACAGTTGTTCAGCTTACGGTTGAACGTGTGGTAAATGGTCCCGCTGTTAAGGTTGGTGAATTTCCCGCGCAGGTATGCCTGAATCAGTTCATCCGGATAAGAGCTCAGCAGCGATGGGATGTAATCAGGCGGCAGATTCTTCGCATTGTCGAACGTGCTGGCCTGAATCAGTCCATACAGGGCCGCGAGCTCCGGCTTTTCACGTACAGCCTTCACGAATTGCTGATAGACGAACTTGAACCCTTCTGGCGTCGTCGTTACATCGATGCCATTACGTAGCCCATCAACCTTGTAACGCATACGAGCGATGATTTTTCGCCAGGCCTGTTGCGCTTTGGCTGCGGCCATGACGTCCAGCTCATCCACCATCGCGTTACCGATTTTGAAGCCGACTATTGAGCCGGGTTTCTCCATCGAACGGCAGATGGTTGTCCCGCGGTATCGTCGCCCCTCGTAGAAGTGAACCTCTTTGTTACCCTCATTGATTTTGACGTTCAAGCCCCAGTCAAAGGCCACCTCTTCAATCGTCGGGTAGAAGATGTCACGGATCTGCGGGTACGTCGGCGCGAAATAACCCTGGTTAATCTTCGGGTGTTCCCACATCCCTTTGCAGATGCCGCCACACCCTACCCACGTCTTGCCGGAACCGAACCCGGCTACGTAGGCTTTGAATTTGTGCTGCATCGCGAGGAAGCGCGCCTGAGGAATATTAAGTGTCGGGCTGATCCCCATCGTCCGCCCTCGCATCCACTACGTTGATATTGATCTGCACTGGGGTTGGTTCATCGTCCTCACCATCACCGGCCAGCTCTTTACGAAGTTTCTCAACCTCCAGCTGCCTGCGTTCTATTTCAACCTGCTGCAGGCGCTGCGCGAATTCACTATCAGCCAGGCCAAGGCGCTTCATAACAGCTTCAAACATGCGCTCACGGCTGATGGCTGTGATTTCGACGCCGTTCTTGCCGACCTTCACTCCAGAGTATGCGAGCCGCGAGACTGGAGGGAGCTTGCGGGTGTCAGGGAAATAAGGCTGGCCAATGCCGTCACCATTGCAGCGTGGGCATTCAGGGTTTGGTTCTCGGTTGTGGTCGTAGCCATAGCCGCCGGAATCTTTGGGTTCACGTCTGTCACGCTCAACAGCCTCGAGTCTTTTCTCTTCGAACTCCACTGCATCTCGCCACTGGTAGTGATGACCGAATCCCCAGCAGTAACGACACGCACCGCGGCGATACTGCGAAAGCTGGTTTGCATCAAAGGTGGCCAGTTGCCACATCTGCTCGAGGACTTCATCAGCACCACCAAGCGTGCGCGCAATGGACGCTTTTTGCTGCTGCGCAATGGCCTGCGCAACTGAAGTTTTCTGAAGGAGTTGATAGCCGATTTGTTCAGCTGATTTTCTACTGTAGCCAGCCCGGATAGCTGCCTGTGTGGCATTGCCATCCTTCAGATACTCAGCGACAAATAAGCGTTGCTGAGCAGTAAGTACATCATCATCCATCAGCTCATTTGCGCTTTTATCTTTCTGCGCAGTGCGCACTTTTTTCTGCGCAGATTTTTGCGTAGTTTGCGCAGAAGGTTTTTTGATATATCGACGGGCGGTAGCGTAGTTTAGTCCCTGCGCTTCACACCACTCCTTCGGTGATACGCCGTTTACGGCATGTTCGGACAGGAACCGTTGCTGAAGCTCGCCCCAGTCCGGTTTTGCCATAACTACCTCTAGTTTTTGACTTAGAGTTGATGGATATTAGTAAGATAAATCATAAAGCCACTCGCTACTGAGCTTACTTGTTTGTCAGTGAGGGGCATCATTACTATTATCTATGTTAAGGGAATTAATATATGGGAATGTTATCTATCAATGACACATGTCCGCATTGCCTGAAAGAAAATGCCGTCCTCAGCTCTATTACCGAAGCTCCCCTTGTTCCCGGAGTTTACTCAGTAGTTTTTCAGTGCCAGTCTTGCTTGAAATTGCTTATCGCTGAAATTCAAACTGGCTCCCATAGCAGCCCTGAGAAACAGGCAAACAACACAATATATCCTATAGAGGCCAGGTCAGCTGACAGAATGCATGTACTTCGAACATACCCAAAAAAAATTGCCTTAGATGCCCCTGCAAACACACCAGAAAGAGCAGCAAAATTTTTTATCGAAGCAAAAGATGACTTCACACGCGGAAGGTATGAAACTAGTGCAATGAATTGCAGAAAAGTGATTGATATAGCTACGAAAGTTCTTCACTTAAAAGAGGAAGATAAGCTTGTAAGGCGCATATCAGCGCTTAGGGAAACTGGTTTAATAACGCAAGAAATGGCTGACTGGGCTCATATAGTACGTATTGATACTAATGGTGCCGTTCATTCTGACGAAGAATTTACTGCTGACGAGGTTGATCAGTTGCTTAAATTTACAGAGGTGTTTTTGACGTACTCCTTTACGTTACCCGCAATGGTAAAAGCCAAGCGAGAACCTGAGTAGCTTTTCAAAGCATGTGCCATTACGATGAGCCTTTTCATGGTAATGGCATAAAAACCGCCCGAAGGGGGTTAGTTATCGCTGTATTTAGGATCTTCTGTTGAGGCCTGAAGGAAGCCTAACAATTCTGGCACTGAAATATCATCCAGATTGCGCTGTAGAAAATGGCTTTCGGTTTTAATTTGCCCATCAACGATGGTCTCGTGCACAAACCGAATGCCAATTCTATGTATCTCTACAAAGAAATTACCACCCTTAAAATACTTGCAGCCTGCGTCATAGACTTCGCTAACAGTAACCATTTATCTCTCTTAGCCTCATATCGACCTGTAGTATCAGAATCGTATCACTGACTCCAGAAAAATAGGTAAATTGCGTGGCATTATTTAGTGGCTCTTGATGACTCTATTTGCCTGATTGCGGCTTTATCCAGATTGCACTGCCCCAGCGCCGTGTATAGCTGAGCGTTTAACTCAAGACTTGCCTGCCATGTGAACGGGACCACCATTCCGGGGATCGGCGTATCTGCGGTCAGGTCAGCGCTTATCGGTACCACCGGAGCCGGGACGTAAACTGTCTGCGTATTCCCGCAGGCTGTCAGCAGCGGCAGAAGGAACAAGTTGGTTAGCACACGGATCGCCTTCAAGCGCCTGCCTGATGTAGACAATGCGCGTCTCGCCCTTTTGAGCCAGATCGTTCTTTGCATTCTGGGTAGCCTGTGAAATGTCACGGATGAGGTTCATCGTGGTGACCACGTTGTTTGTGATCGCCTCTGATGTTTCTGCTCGGACCGTAGCTTTATCGCGTTGGTCTTTGTAGGTGATGGCCTTGCCGCGGTAGTGATTAATCGCCCAGGCCATCGAAACCACAAGGCAGATAACGACAGCGCAGATGATGGCTGTTAATCGACTCATTTCTGGCCCCACTCGCAGACTTCGCGCTCAATCTCGCGCCGGGTGATAAGCCCCTTCCACTGTTTGCCCCCAGCATACGTCCAGCGCTGCAGTTCTTTGCATGCTCCCGGCACATCTCCGGCGTTCATCTTTTTCAGCAGCGTCGATCTGCTAAACGCTCCAGTTCCCACGTTGTAAGTGAAGGAGTAAAGTGCGGCACGAGTGGTTTCGGGAACATGGACCTTTAACATCGGGTCGATAGCTGCAGCGACCTTGCGAAGGTCGGATTGAAGCAAAGCGTCACATTCTTTATCGCTGTAGCGGTGGCCTCGACGAATATCTGCACCGGTGTGACCATCGCATACAGTCCAGACGCCAACCACATCCTGGTAAGCGTAATAGCGACGCCCTTCAAGACCATCTGCATTGCCCAGCATGACTGCTGCTATAGAGATTGCGCTGGCTCCGCCAAAAATTGCCCCCACCAGCTTATTTTTGAGTGTCGGGTTCATCTCGGCTCCTGCTGCGGCGGCTGTCTTCGCGGATTTTGAAATAGAGATTTGTTAAATACGTCAGTACGGCAACGATGATGCCCACCAGCACGCCGATAGCGTTCCACTGTTCGGGACTGTAGGCATTCAGCATGCCGTTTAGGATGCTGCCGGCTGAAGCGCCGTAAGCAGCACCGGTGGTTAGTTTGTCCATGCGATACATACTCTCACCTCGCGTAGTTAGCGGGTGCTATGTGTTTGAAAAGGGTCAGTCCGTCGGGACGATTAACAAGAAGGCGTGTCGATGATGGTACCCGGAGCCTGAAATCAAAAAGCCAGCGACAGGCTGGCAATGTGAGGGTAAGGCAATGAGCAGGGTATTATTTAGAAGCAAGCGACCTATAAGCTAGCTAAACAGATGGCATTTGTGTAAAAAGATGACATCAATCAGCAGGTGTTCATCGTGAAATACATTCGGCTAATTTTAAAGCTCATAACAGCATCACTATATGTGTTTCTGGTTGTTTTTAGCTCTGGATTTGTAGGTTCGAGTATGGCCAATGCAATCAATCTTGAAACGCTTAACCTAAATTACTCATTAATCGCAAAGGACTCGGCGGTATACGCAATCTGCGCAACCGGTGCGACCTTAGTTGTTCCGCCTGCTCTATATTTTATCCAGCATTATGTCTGGCCAGTGTTGAAGTTTATCGGCTTGAAGATTCGCTACTTCTTCCATGGGTACTAAACGCCTCGCACAGTTAAGAGGCTTCACATAATTTTTTCCTGTTACAGCTTTGGCTCTTCAATACGCTCGCTAATTACTTCAACCTCGCCATTATTGGCAAGGTCATCTCCACGAGTCACGTACCATGCACCATAGATAACTTCACCCGACTCTAAATCGTCGATTTTTTCGTGCATGTAGTAAGCGATCTGCCTGCTGCCATTGTACTGGATCCAGTAATAGCCTTCTCTCATCATACCCTCCTCTTCGATATAAAGATTATAAGAGGCAATGAATAGTGATGGTTATAGAAATTCTTAAATCGCTATTAAGCAAAAAGCCCCACGGTGTTAACCGCAGGGCTTTAAACGAAGGCAATAACCCATCGTTAGAGTAAAATTATCACAGATTCGGGAAAAGTAAATAGCTCACGATAAAATAACACCCTATTTTGTTATCTGTTTCAGCTGTGCATCAGCCCACGCTTCTTCAATATCAAACTTGGTGATGAGCTGATCGTAGAAGGGCTTAACAGACTTCTTCCAGCTATCAAGGCTGATTGCATCTGTTATCTGGCACACCGCGACGTAAACCTCAGTGGAAGGGATTCGCTCGTACCCACGCCCACCACAGCGCTTGCAATTAGCCAGAACCGGAACGCCCTGCTGTTCTGTAAGAGCCTGATTAACTGCTTTCCCGCGTCCATGGCAATCTTTACAGGCACAACTAACGACCCTCTTCCCCTTACAATGAGGGCAGAGAACGCGTGCAACCTCTCTGACCTGTCTACGCACCTCATACTCCGAAGGTCGAACATCTTCGACCCCCATGAGCAAAGACATCTTCACGAACCTCTTCTCTTTTGCTGGAGTGTGAGACTTCATGCTGAAAACCTCAGCGTCGACAAACCCTTCCCCATTGCAGCCATCGCATTGCTTCATGCTGGCGGCGCTGCGGGAATAGTCCTCGAATGCGAAGGTGGCCAGTTGGTGCATCACTAATGGCTTAACCCTGGCATCCAGTTTGCGAAGTGCAGCAACCCGATCGCACTTAGTCAACGCGTACTGGGCCAGCAATTCGATCGCCCTCTCCCGGTCATTGTTGCTGATACCCATCTTCCCGAGAAAGGCGCTGTATCCCAATGCTGCCCGTTCTTGTGTCATACCCATAGCGGCCATGATATCCGTCCCGGTTAATGAGTCTGACGCAGTAGCACGCGGAGAGTCGCTAATCATTGTCGATTTGGCGAAGTGATATTTGAGGGTATTTTCAAGATTCATGCGGTCTCCAGCTCGGTAATGGTGAGTTCTAATTTCCCGCCCTTAACG